ATAACTATTAGCGTATGCGAACTTGCTTCTTAGCAATTGCGCATATGCTGTGTTAGGCTTTAACTGACATTATACTCTTGCGTTGGTCGTTATTGATTGTGTGGCTAACAAAGACGTTCTAAAGAATATCCTCGAAGAAGGGCAAAGTAAATTTTCTAAGACGAAGGTTTCTCCGAAGGATAAAAAGGCTTATGGGAAGTTGCATGGGCGACAAGATTTAATTGCCTATGCCAATTACATTGATCCAGAATTTCAAACCCCGACTCATATTTTAAAAATCGCCGAGAAGCTTACTGAAGCGGCTAACGGCAAATCTAAACGTATTATTATCAACGTCCCACCTGGTCACGGTAAATCGCATTTATGCACGGAAATATTCCCGACCTGGTATCTTGGAAATCATCCTAAACATGATGTCATGGTTGCCTCTTATGCGGCTTCGCTTGCCTCTGGCTTTGTTCGCTGGCAACGAAATACGATTGATAGTCCTGAGTATCGAGAGATATTTTCCGACGTTCATCCTGGCGATAAATGGACAGAGGATGATTGGGAGTTGCTCCAAGGCGGCTCTGGTATGGGAGCCGGTGTAGATGGTGGTTTCACTGGTCGAAGAGCGAACGTTGTAATCATCGATGATGTGTATAAGAATTTTCAAGCGGCTATGAGTGAAGTCACGCAAGAGACTGTTTGGAATTGGTATCGCTTTGTTATCCGCACTCGTTTGGCTCCCAATGGTGTTATCATAATTGTAAATACTCGCGCGGCTAAAGATGATTTGTCGGGAAAATTATTAGAGCGTGGTAAGTGGGATCATATTCTTTTCCCTGCTCTCAATCCAGATGGATCTGTTTTGTTCCCGAACTTGTATTCGGTAGCAGAGATTAACGATATACGAACTGACTTAGGCGAAGATATTTTTCAGACTGTCTATCAACAGAATCCGCAGATTAATAAGAAGGCTAAGCTATTAAGCGATATTCGAATTATAGATACACCGAAATCCAAGACGAAGAAATTTGCCTTCCTTGATCCTGGTGGATTTGGAGACGGGGATAATGTGGATTACAACGCTTTGTCGATTGGGTTTGTCGTTGACCCACATCCTGATGTCGCTGCCGAAAAAATTGGCGAATCTCCTGATGATGTAAAGACGCGATTAATCGCGTCTCTACCGACTGTGCATATTGCCTGTGGGGAAATCTGGGAATCGTTTGATGATACATACGATATTGTAGAGCGGCTTTGTAGACAGCATGATGTGAGTGTTTTGTATATTGAGTCTAACGCGGCTCAGTCTACCATTGCGAAGGAATTTTCTAGGCGTGGCATTGTTACGGATAAGGTGCATAATTCGACCAATAAGCATTTGCGGATAATCACAAACCTAAAGAGCAACTTACGGCAAGTAACCTTTGGTCATGGTTGCTCACCTGATTTTCTCAAACAGGTCACCGAATACTCGTTATCCTCCAAGCATGATGACGCTCCTGATTCGGCTGCTTGCCTCATTGCCAAAATTGCCCCTTGGTCTAAGACAACGAAAGATTTAACTAAGCGATATGGATTTGTGAATTTCTTAAGAGCAAAATTTTGAATTATGAATGTAGGGGTTGAATAATTTCAACCCACAATAACGGAAAGGTTTTTGAATTATGGATAAAAGCAATAAATTAGCAATACGACTCGATGGACTTTCTCAGTCCGAAATGGGTATGGGTGGGATGCGGGATAAGCTCGATAAGATTACGCCTTACTCGAATAGTTTGTCTTTTGGCGATTCGCAGAATTGGTATTTGTCGAATGGGTATATTCAGAACATCGTTGATATACCTGCCGAGGATGCAACGCGGGAATGGATTGAGATTAAGACCAATCGGGATGATCTCGGAATTTCTCGTTTGATTCAGAATCGTTTTGTCGAGCTTGATTTTCAACGTAAGCTAAAAGAGCTTATCCGCTATTCGCGTATGTATTCTCTCGGAGGTTTTTTGTATTATGGAATTGATTCTTCTATTCCTCAAACTGATATTGTTCTTGAACAAGCTATGCCTGATTCTATTAACCGTATTGATTACATCAATGTGTTTGGTCCTGATATGGTATCGCTTCTGCCTAATGCCATTAATCCGCTTGGTGTTAATTACCATCGTCCTGAGCTTCGCATTAATTCTGTTAAGCTTCATCCAAGTCGTTATCATTGGTTAATTCTGAGTTACCTGCCCGAAAAAAATACTGGTGTCTCTGTTATCCAGACAGTGCTTGATGCCGTCAAGGCTCAGGGCATTGCGCTCTGGTCTATCTCTTCGATTCTCTCTGAGTTGTCGATTAAGGTTTTTAAATCGCCTTCGGTTAATACCGAGGATCCCGCAAAGCTCTTTGAATTGATTAGTTTGATTCGTCAGGCGATTTCGACTCAGGGTGTATTTGCCGCTGGTGAAGGTGAATCGCTCGAACGGCTAAACGGTGTTATTCCTGGTATCAAAGAGAGTCTTGATTTTATCCTTGAGAATATGTCGGGCTTGTCTAAGATTCCTAAGTCGCGTCTATCGGGTCAATCGCAAGGCACGCTCACCGGTGGGCAGTATGATCTGGTGAGTTATTATGATTCGATTGCTAAATTCCAAGAGATTGAACTTAGACCAATTATCGAGCGTTGTATTTCGCTTATCGTTCGGGAGACTTCGGGAAAGGTTTACTCTGCGTTACGCGGTGATATTCAATCTCTCGATTGGGAATTCGAATTTGAGAATCTTTGGAAACTCTCTGAAATTGAATCGGCTGACGTTGGTCTTAAGAAAGCTCAGGCTGATAAGATTTATGTGGAGACTGGTGTGTTAGCCCCTGCCGAGGTTCGCAAGAATCGTTTTGATGAGTTGGAAGAATTCGGAGATGTGAAGAGTGAGAATTTGGATTTTGCTAGCTCTAGCGAATTAGAAATCTCCCCTAGCCCCTCTTTGGCAAGAGGGGGAGTTGGTAGTAGTGCGGATAACTCCGCAAAGCCTTAAAAATCGTAAAATGGAAACCCCGTCTAATTTGCGTTTTAAGGAGTTCAACATGCTCTCGGCTACAATGACCCTATTTCTAAATTTGCAACCAATCGCAACCGGTTTCCGTGAGAATTTGAGCTATCCCAAAGGGTGATTGTCGAACATCATGTATCCTTTTGCTATCATAAATAGTTTTGGCTCGAAAATCGAACGGGTTTATCGTGATTTTGCGCGGAGAGTGAATAAGAAAATCTTTCCGATGTTGCGTAGGGAACGGTCGCGACCGTTCCCTACGAGCGAACGGATAATCCAAGATGCCGCTAACGTTCTTGAACTACTTGAAGAAATCCGATTGAACTATGGGGATTATGTAGATGATGCGTTACTCACGAAAATCATTGCGGAGAATATTGAATTGCTCGATGGTTGGTCTACGTCTCAGTTGAATAAAATGATTGAAAATATAAGTAAGGACGGGTCGCGACCCGTCCCTACAGGCGTTGATAAACCTGTCGTTCCTTTGATCCCCAAAAAAAATGTTGTCTCTATGCAGAATATTCCTTTGGCGAATAATACGCAGCGGCTTCTACAGAATGATGCTTACTCTAAATACTTTTTCGATGTTGAGGAAATTATCAATAACGGAATCATCGACGGGCTTAACGCTGACGAAATTACAAAACAGATTCTTGATAAGGTTGACATGAACGCTAAACGCGCGCGGTTTTGGGCTGAGGATCAGGCTTCTATTTTTCAAGCAGAACAGACTCGTCTCAAAGCTCAGCGCGAAGGCTATACACACTATCGTTGGAAATGTCAGGGTAACGCGCGTCCTTCTCACGCCGTTCATCGAGATCAAATCTATTCTTGGAATGTCGGGGTAAACAATCTTACCCGTCCGGGTGCTAGGCATCCGGCAGAGGATTATCGTTGTCATTGTGTGGCTGAGATTGTTACACCGGAAGAGATTGTTAAGGCTGGTGTTGGGAATCCGAGTGGTCGAAGTCCGCAGAGTATCGCTGGGCTACGGGAAAATTATTCTGGTAGTGAAGCTGTTAAGGCTGAGAAGGGAAAGGCTGCTCTATTGCCTGCTAAACCAGCTCCAATTACTTTAAAAGGAATTTTGGGACAGGCATTATCATCTGTAGGAATTGATAATGCATGGTATAAGAAATATAAATCTTCTAAAACGGTAAGTGAAGCAAATATGATGGCTTCTTCTATTGGAGTTATTGTTGATTATGGAAATGACTTATCTATCGCAAATCTAATGAATAAGATGCTACTTGAAGTATTCAATGATGAAGGGTTTGCATTTTCAAAAGTAATCTTAAATAATTCTATAACTGATGTAGCACAATGGAATCCTTCTGAAAATGCGTTAG